GCTGAAACTCTACGCCCTCGGAGCGTTGAAGCTCTACCAGCCGCTTTTCGGCAGCTCGCTGAAAAACGTGGAAATCACCATCGACCAACCACGTATCAATCTCTACGACACATGGGGATGCAGCGTCGAAGACCTGCTTGCTTGGGGCGAGGAAATCAAGCCAAAAGCGATGATGGCCTACATGGGCTTTGGTGAGTACCACGCGGGCAGCTGGTGTCAGTTTTGCCGAGCCAATGGCATCTGCAAAGCGCAGGCCGCACAGCAGATTGGAGCGTTCGACGATTTCAAAGACGCGGTTGAAAGCCGCAACGTAGCGCTCCTCTCCCCCGACGGTATGAGTGATGTGCTTGCACGGGGCAAGGACCTTGTTGCGTGGTATGAGGCCGTGAAGAAGCGGGCGCTTGAAGCCATGCTTAACGGAGAGAAAATCCCCGGCTGGAAAGTTGTGGAGGGTCGCAGCTCCCGCGTTTGGAGCAATCAGGATAAGGCTCTTGATACGCTCATCGAGAACGGCATTGACCGGGCGGTCATTTACGACAGCGTTCCCAAGACACTGGCGCAGCTCGAAAAGGTTCTCGGCAAAAAGAAATTCGAGGAGCTGGTCGGCGAGTTTGTTGTGAAGCCGCAGGGCAACCCGACCCTCGCCGATGAGAATGATTCCCGTAAGGAGTTCAGCAGCGCCGCCGCCGACTTTGCGGAGGTGGCTGATAATGGCTCGAAATAAATATCCCGGCTACTGCTATTGCTGCGGCAGTTGGGTAGAACCCGGATATGGACACTTCGAGAGGCACAACGGCGGCTGGCGCATTAAATGCGTGAAATGCGCCAGCGGTCGGGTCCTTACAGAAGATGACCCCGGAGTTAAGTGGGCAAGAAAAACAGTGCAGAGTGAAATCGAAAGGAGAAAAACAGTTATGTATAACAATGTGCCTACGAAAGTTCTGACCGGCGAGGTTCGCCTGTCCTATGTCAATCTCGTGCAGCCGAGGGTGAACAACAACGACCCTACGGCTACCCCCAAATATTCCGTGACCCTGTTAATCCCCAAGACCGATACGGCGGTCAAGCAGAACATCGACGCCAGCATTGAGGCCGCCGCTGCCGATGCGCAGGGCAAGATTTGGAACGGCGTTCGCCCTCCTGTCATGCCCATCCCCATCCATGACGGCGATGGCGTCCGCGAGAACGGTACGCCCTACGGTCCCGAGTGCAAGGGCTGCTGGGTCATTACAGCCAGCTCCAAGAACAAGCCGCAGGTGGTTCACCAGAGCGACATCAACACCGAGCTGCTCCCGCAGGACATTTACAGCGGTATGTACGCCCGCGTGACGATCAACTTCTTCGGTTACAACCGTGCGGGCAAGCGCGGCGTAGGCTGCGGGCTGGGCAACGTGATGAAGACCCGCGATGGCGAGGCCCTTGCCGGTGGCGCCAGCGCAGCAGCTGATTTTGCCGGTGTCGGTATGGAGGCCGGCGCTCCCGCTACTCCCGCCTATGGCGCGGCTATGCCGGCCACTCCGGGGCAGATGACGTACCCCAACACGGGTATGCAGCAGCCCAACCCGCTGGGCGTCCAGCCGGGGGCAATCAATCCCTTAACCGGCCAGCCGTACTTTGGATAAATTGAGCAAAGGCGCACGGCCACCCATAAGTGGTCGTGCGCCTTTTTCATTAAGGAGGATAAACGCTATGAAGAAACTGACCTGCCCTGTGTGTGGAACCGAATTCATTCCGCAGATTGCGGATCACTACGTAGCTGTGACCGATAACGCCGGTTCCGGGTTGAGCCGCCTCGCAGGGAGTGCGAAGCCCGAAACCTATTATGACGCTTTTGACTGCCCGCAGTGTGGCTGTCAGCTGCGTCCGAATACTCGTCTGGTGGAGGTTCCTGAAAAGGAGGAAGACCATGAAAAGAGCTGAGATTTTAGAGGCCGCTCGTGTCTGCGTATGCGGGGAACGCCAGCAGGACTATGGCACGCCGGAGAACAACTTTGAAACCATCGGCCTGTTGTGGGGCGTCTACCTGCGAGCTTCTCATCCTGAGCTGGCTAAGGTCATGGCAATCAACCACATCAACGCCAAAGACGTGGCTACTATGATGGGGCTGCTAAAGGTGGCTCGGATTGCCACCGGGTACAAGGAGGACAACTTTGTGGACCTTGCCGGTTACGCAGCCTGTGCCGGCGAAATCGCCGCCGCTGAGAGAGGGGGCGGCGACCATGAATAACGGCGTATTCCGAATTGAATATCCGACAGGCTATATGGAGCTGAATGTCAGAGAGTTCTTCGCCAACGCAAATAAAAAGCAGATGAAAAAGGTTCTCAAGCTGGCAAAGCAATATTGCAGCGACCCCCGCAGAGAGGAGCTTATCGGCATACTGCGGTCCGAGGTTGACCGGCTGAACGAAGTGGTTAAGACGCTGGAAAGCCTGAGACAGTCCGAGCAATACCATCTGCTGGCGTTCTTCCCGCAGGTGCGGATTGAGCCGTCCAGCTATGAAAAAGCCTTGCGCCGGCAAAGGGGGGAAACTCACGGAGAGCATGGCTCTGATTAAGGACGAGAGGTGGGACGGATGACGCATATCTCGATTGACATTGAAACATACAGCAGCGTCCCTATCGCAAAGGCCGGGGCGTATAAGTACGTGCAAAGCCCTGACTTTGAGATTCTGCTGTTCGCGTACAGCGTAGATGGCGGTCCCGTAGAAATCGTGGATCTGGCTCAGGGAGAGCTGCTGCCGGAATGGTTGTTCGACGCTCTGGGCAATCCCGCTTACATCAAACACGCCTACAATGCGGCATTCGAGTGGTACTGCCTCTCGAAATTCTGCGGGCACTTGCTGCCGGTGGACCAGTGGCGGGACACGATGCTTCACGGCCTCTACTGTGGATTTACCGCAGGACTGGACGCAACCGGCAAGGCTCTGGGCCTCCCCGCTGAAAAGCAGAAGCTCTCGGTCGGCAAGGCACTTATCCGCTATTTCTGCGTCCCCTGCGCCGCCACACAAAGCAACGGCGGCAGGACACGGAATCTCCCCAAGCACGACCCCGATAAGTGGGAGCTGTTCAAGACTTACTGCAAGGGCGATGTTACGACCGAGATGGAAATTGACCGCCGGCTGTCGAACTTCCCTGTCCCTGCGGACATTGAGAAGCAGTGGCAGACCGATCTCCTCATCAATGCAAGGGGTGTTGCGGTAGACATGCAGATGGTGCGCGGGGCGTTGGAAATCGACGCCGCCTCCCGCGACAAGCTAACGGCAGAGGCGGTCTCCATCACCGGCCTTGAGAATCCGAACAGCGTGTCGCAGCTCAGCAAATGGCTTGAGAGCAATACGAACCAGCCAGTGGGAGACCTGCGAAAAGACACGGTTGCGGCGATGCTTGACAGTAAATCCGTGACAGGTCCCGCAGAGAGGATGCTGGAAATCCGTCAGGAGCTGGGCAAGACGAGCACGAAAAAGTATGACGCAATCGAAGCCGCCGTGTGCAGCGACGGGCGTGTTCGGGGTCTGCTCCAATTCTATGGGGCGAACCGCACCGGAAGATGGGCGGGGCGGCTCGTGCAGGTGCAGAACCTGCCGAGGACCTACATCGACATGAAAACACTTCCGTGGGCGCGGAGCGCGGTCAAGGAACGGAGCGCCGATAAGCTGCGGTGTATGTACGGCTCTGTGCCTGATACCCTTTCACAGCTCATCAGGACATCGTTTATAGCGTCCAACGGCAATACCTTAATTGACGCGGATTTCAGCGCCATCGAAGCACGAGTTATTTCGTGGCTGGCGGGAGAACAGTGGCGGCTCGAAGTATTCAGGACGCACGGCAAAATCTACGAGGCGTCTGCCAGTCAGATGTTCGGGGTTCCGATTGACCGAATCAAAAAGGGAAATCCCGAATATGAACTGCGGCAGAAAGGCAAGGTCGCTGAACTCGCCCTCGGCTATCAGGGCAGCACGGGCGCTCTGATTGCGATGGGCGCTCTGCGAATGGGCATACCCGAAGATGACCTGCCGGACATCGTTTCCCGCTGGCGTGACGCGAACAGGCGCATCGTGGACCTGTGGTACGCAGTGGAGAACGCGGCGGTATCGGTCATTCAGACAGGGCGGCCTGCGGGCGTGAGAAACCTTATCTTCGCCCGAGAGATGGACATTGAACACGGGCTGGACTTCCTGACGATAACGCTGCCGAGCCGTAGAAAGCTGTACTACGCGAACCCGCAGCTCGGTGTGAACTCGTGGGATAAACCATCCATCTTGTATAGCGGCGTGAACCAGACAACCAAGCAGTGGACGCAGCTTGAAACCTACGGTGGCAAGCTGGTGGAGAACTGCATTCAGGCAATCGCCCGCGACTGTCTCGCGCTTGCGATTGAGCATTTGGAGGCCGCCGGGTATCAGGTGGTGTTCCACGTGCATGACGAAGTTGTGATAGATTGTCCTGCCGACCGAGCGGATCTGGACGATGTTGTGCGGCTGATGACGCAGCCCATTCCGTGGGCGCCGGATTTGCCGCTGAACGCAGACGGCTGGGTCGGGGACTTCTTTAGAAAGGATTAACGATATGACGAGAAAAGAACGAGAGGAAAACCCCGGCGAATCTTTTGACGGTGGTTATCATCTTTATGCGAAAGAGCAGCATGATGCGCGTGTCGCAAAGAACCCCGACCGGATTCAGTACGCCATAGAGCAGTTTCAGCGGAACAACATCGAGTTTACCTTGAAAAACGCTCAGACCGGCCATTTCCACTGCCGCCGGCAGTCGGATGACAAGCTGTTTCAGTTCTGGGCGGGAACCGGCAAAATCATGGGCTACGACAATGTTCGCGGTATCCATGCGCTGATTAAGCTGCTCAAAAGGTAGGTGAGATTATGGCGCACGATAAGAAACCACATCTCTATAAGAACTCGGAGGGCTACAACGACCCAACTGTGGGCGAGGCGATGAGCAACATCGAGGCCGAGGAGCGCCGGGTGCTTGAGCGGATAAGCGCGCTCATCCCGATTATGAAGAAGACCGCTGAACTCGTCGGTTTTGAGGTGGTCGGGCGCATAATCCTCATGGATAAGGAAACCGGCAAGAAGTACAAGTAAAGGAGGGCTGGGCTTAATGCAATACGACAGAGAGATAACGATAACTGTCGGCAACAACCGAAAAAGCGTAAACTGGCAGCCCCAGTCCATCATGCTGTCAGAGTTCTACGAGAAGCTCAGGATTCCGAACCGCTCTACCGAGACCATGCAGGAATACCTGAACCTGAAAAAGTCGGAGCAGGACGATAAAAAGGACATCGGCGGGTTCGTCGCTGGTACGCTGTCCGGTCCGCGCCGCAGGGCGGGGGCCGTGACGGGCCGCGACATCATCACGCTGGATTTCGACACGATACCGCCGGGAGGCACAGATGAAATCCTCAAACGGGTGGACGGGCTTGGGTGCGGATACTGCATCTATTCCACGCGCAAGCACTCGCCCGCAAGCCCCCGTCTCAGAATATTAGTCCCTTTTGACCGGACGGTCACTGCGGACGAATATGAGCCGTCTGCACGGTTCGTGGCGTCCCTTATCGGCATAGAGTTCGCAGACCCGACCACGTTCGAGGCCACACGCCTGATGTACTGGCCGAGCTGCTGCTACGACAGCGATTATGTGTTCACCTTTAGCGACAAGCCGCTGCTTGACGCTGATGGGCTGCTGCGCATGATTGACGAGCGGCTTGGGGACTGGCGGGACGTGTCGAAATGGCCGCAGGTTCCGGGCGCGGATAACGCCTATAAGAAGCTGGCGATGAAGCAGAGCGATCCTCTGAGCAAGGCAGGCGTGGTGGGCGCATTCTGCCGCACATACGACATATACGGCGCGATGGACACCTACCTCGACGGTATTTACGAGCCGGTGGACAATTCACGCGGGCGTTTTACCTACCTCGGAGGAACGACAACGGGTGGCGCTGTGGTGTACGACAACGGGATGTTCCTCTACTCCCACCATTCCACTGACCCCTGCTGCGGCAGGCTTGTGAATGCGTTCGATTTGGTGCGTATGCACAAGTTCGGGGAGATGGACGACGGGGCTGACCCGAATACGCCCACGAACCGGCTGCCGTCGTATGCGGCGATGTGCAACCTCGCCATCGAGGACCCAAAGGTCTCGCGGCAGCTGGCAAAGGAACGGGCCGATTCTGCGGTCAGCGATTTTCAGGGGCTGAGCGAGGCGCCGGCTGCCGAAGCTGAGAACTTCGACTGGACGATGGACTTGGAGCTGAACAAGCAGACTGGTACGATAAAGGCCACCATCGACAATATCTGGCTGATTCTTGAGAACGACCCGCTGCTCAAAGGCAAGTTCGCCTTAAATGAGTTCGCGGGGCGCGGAGAGATCCTCGGCGACCTGCCGTGGAGCGCCTTTGAGAAGCGGCGCGGCTGGACTGACAATGACAATCAGGGGCTGTACTGGTACTTCGAGAAAGTCTACAAAATCACGGGCAACGGGAAAATCGACGGCGCGCTGTCCCTGCACAGCGAGAAGCACAAGTTCAACGATGTGCGCAACTACCTTTCGTCCCTGTCGTGGGACGGCATTTCTCGCCTCGATTCCCTGCTGATTGACTACCTCGGCGCGGAGGATAAGCCCTATGTGCGGGCGGTCACGAGAAAGGCATTCACGGCGGCTGTGGCGCGGGCTATGGAGCCGGGGTGCAAATATGACACCATGCTTATCCTCACAGGGCCGCAGGGCATCGGAAAGTCCACGCTGCTGGACAGGATGAGCAAAGGCTGGTTCAACGACGGTATCAGGACATTCGAGGGCAAGGAGGCAAGCGAGCTGCTGCAAGGCGTGTGGCTGGTGGAAATCGGCGAGCTGGACGCTTTCAGACGGACAGATGAAGCCCGCATCAAGCAGTTCCTCAGCTTGCGTTCGGACCGATTCAGGGCGGCCTACGGGCGGCACGTAAAGGATATACCGCGATGCTGTGTGTTCTTCGGCACGACGAATACCCCCGTGTTCCTGCGGGATAAGACCGGCAACCGCCGGTTCTGGCCTGTGGATGTGGGGGTGGTCCCACGCACGAAAACGGTATGGCGGGACCTCGATGACGAGCTGGACCAGATATGGGCCGAGGCGGTTATGCGCTGGCGGCTGGGTGAAACGCTGTACCTGACAGGCGAGTTGGAGGAGCTGGCGAGAGCCGAGCAGGAAGATCACAGAGAAGTCAGCAGCAAGGAGGGCATCGTCCTTGACTTCGTTGAGAAGCTGGTCCCGGAGGACTGGCAGAAGTGGTCGCTGGACAAGCGGCGGCTGTTCCTCAACGGCACAGTTGAGGGGTCTGCAAACCTTGTAAAGCGGGACCGCGTGTGCGCGCTGGAAGTCTGGTGCGAGGCGTTCGGCGGTCAGCCAAAGGATTTCAAGTATGCCGAGGCGACTGAGATAAATGACATCCTGCGGTCTATGCCGGGGTGGGAAAAGTCCTCGAACGGGCTGCGATTTGGCTACTGCGGATACCAGCGTGGGTTCCTCCGTCGCTGAAACATTGGGGATGAAACATCTGGGGCCGATTTCACCATAAGTCTAACATCAGGAAAAATTAGAGAAGTTTAGGCGGGAAATTCAACCCAATGTTTCACCCCTTGAATGTTTCAATGTTTCGGCCAATGTATCGCCAATGTTTCAGCTAAAACCCGCACCGTTACTGGCTTTTACGGGTATTTGAAACATTGAAACATTCATTCTTAATAGAGTGTGTAAATAGGGAGAATAGAGAGTAATGTATATCTCCGTCTCCCTAACGCGCCTATACGCGCGTAATATATAAAACGCCAATGTTTCAGAGGAGGATTGACCTATGGCAAGAACAAAAACCGTCATCGTCAACGATGTTGAGTACCAGCTGCAAAGCGTGAATTTCACATGGTATTCCAACCTGACCGACCTCTACATCAACCCCGCCAACGGCAGGAAGAACACAGCGAAGTACGCCGACGCTCTTATCAAGGGCTGCGTGACTGCTCCCGCTGAGGTGGCAAAGGCCGGTCTGAAATACTTCGATGAACAGGATGACCTCGCTACTCCGGGTGAGCTGGTGCGCGAGATCGAATCCTTTCTTAGCGAACGAACTAAACCGCAAGGCCGCTAAAAGCCGCGCTCGTAAAAACGAGCGGTTTTGGCGGCTTGTGTTCTGCATGGGCGGCGTGACCTATTCGGAGCTTAAAGAAATGGATCTGTATGAGTTCTCCGAGACCGAACAGGCCCGCCTGCTCTGGCAGGACGAATGGAACAAGAAAGATTGAGAGGAGGGATGAACTGTGGATGAATCCCGCAGTGTATCGTACAGCATAAATGTACGTGCCAACACGTCGCAGGCAGAAGCCAGCATTCGCAACGTCACGAGCAGTCTTGGCGGCTTGCAGGGCAGCGGCGGCAGAATCAATATCAGTGCGGATAGCTCTCAGGCTGATTCGAGCATCCGAAATGTCACGAGCAATCTCGGCGGTTTGCAGTCGCAGGCCAGCAGCGTAGGCTCGGCGTTCCGCAGTTCTTTCCTTGCCGCCGTGGATGGAGGAAACACTTTTTCCTCCTCCCTGCGCTCCGGCGTCGGCGGGGCTTTCTCCTACGTGATGGGGCAAGCCAACGCCTTTAGAGAAAATGTTGTATCGGGTGCGCAGAACATCGCAAATGGTTTTGCGCACCCGATTTCTACAATCCGAAACGGGCTGGGTAACGCGATCCAGTCCGCAAAGGACAGGTTCACTGACTACATCAGAAACGCAGAACGGGCTGCCACCGCAACAGATGATATGGGCGGTTCTGCCGGCGGCGCCAGACAGGACGTTTCCAATCTTGGCGAGGCCGCCGAGGAATCTGGCGGCAAGTTTGAAAAGCTCGGCGGCGTTCTGAAAGGCGCGGGGGCTGCTATCGCGGGTGTTTCCGCAGCTGCCGCCGCAGGAGCCGTAGCGCTCGGTGTGCAGGTCGTGTCTGCCTATTCCGATTATGAGCAGCTTGTCGGCGGTATTGATACCCTGTTCGGCAAAGCCTCTCAGACGGTACAGGCAAATGCGGCAAATGCCTACGCCACCGCTGGTATGTCGGCGAACCAGTACATGGAACTCACCACGAGTTTTTCTGCCAGCTTGATTAAATCGCTCGGCAACGACACCGACAAGGCTGCGTCCTATGCGAACAGCGCGATTGTGGATATGTCCGACAACGCGAACAAAATGGGCACAGACCTTGAGCTTATCCAGAATGCGTATCGCGGATTCTCCATGCAGAACTACACCATGCTGGACAACCTCAAGCTCGGTTACAGCGGTACGCAGGAAGAAATGGAGCGGCTGCTGAGTGACGCGGAAAAGCTGTCCGGTAAGAAATTCGATATATCCAATTTCGCAGACATAACCGAGGCCATCCACATTATCCAAGAGGATATGGGGATTGCCGGTACGACGGCATTAGAGGCGTCGGAAACGATTGCCGGTTCCATTTCCAGTACGAAGTCGGCGATTGGGAACCTGATTGCCGGCCTCGGTAACGCAAACGCTGACATCGGAATGCTCGTTGACAACGTGGTGGACAGCTTCGGGAACGTGGTGAAGAATGTTACGCCTGTGGTTGAAAACCTCGCTGCTGCCCTGCCGGATGCGATTAGCAAAGTGATACCGGCGATAGGTTCACTCCTGCCTACTCTTGTGAGCACGGCGGGAAGCGTGTTCGGTCAGGTGCTTTCGTCTATCATCGCTCTGCTGCCGCAGCTTATTCCTGTGGCGGTGGACGCTATATCCCTTATTGCGGAGACGCTGCTTGAGAACGTCCCGCTGATTGTGGACGCGGCGGTTAATCTGGTGGACAGCCTTATTGGGGCAATCGGCGACCTGCTGCCCATGTTTGCGGAGGCAGCGGTTCAGATTGTGGCTAATCTGGCGACTGGCCTCGGCGATTCCCTGCCGACATTGATTCCGACCATCATCGAGGGCCTGATGTCGGCAGTGAATACCCTGATAGAAAATGCCCCTCTGCTCATGGAGGCGGGTATGCAGCTCCTGATGGGATTGGCGCAGGGTATCATCGAGGCGATACCGATGCTTATTGAGCAGCTCCCGTTGCTCATCGAGGGCATTTTGACGTTCCTGTCGGAGAGCCTGCCAATCCTCTTGGAACAGGGCGCACAGATTATTCTGATGCTCGTGAATGGCATCATTAACGCAATCCCGATTCTGGTTGAACAGCTCCCCATTATCATCACATCAATCGTGGAGTTCATCAGTGGGAACCTGCCGGCCATTCTTGAAACCGGCGTGAATGTCCTCATCCAGTTGGCAGCCGGTATCATTCAGGCCATCCCGCAGCTGGTGGCGCAGCTGCCGCAGATTATTTCTGCCATCGTAAACGGCATCGGGGCGCTGATTGGCTCCATCGTTGAAGTCGGCAAGAATATCGTGCGAGGTATCTGGGACGGCATCACGGCTATGGCAGGCTGGATTAAAGACAAGGTAACAGGGTTCTTTAGCGGAATCGTTGACGGTGTTAAGGGCTTTCTGGGAATCCACAGCCCGTCCCGTGTGTTCGCCGGCATCGGCAACAACATGGCCGCCGGTCTGGGTCAAGGCTTCGAGAACACAATGGGCGGCGTGACAAAAGACATCGAGAACGCCATCCCGACCAAGTTCGATATGCCCGCAATCAACGGTCCCGCAAACGCTGCTTTCAAGGTGAACCCGATTGTAGGCGATGCTCCCGCTCCTGTGGTGGCAGACGCCACATATTCTGTCACGCCGGTGGTGGGTGACTTCGACCCGCCTGACCCGAATACGGAGGACGGCGATGGTGACGGTACGCACGTCGATGTCCCAGACCCAGATCCGGTTCCCGGCGGTGGCGGCGGCAGTCCTGCGTTTGCTCCGCAGATTACCGTCATCGTTCAGGGCAACGCGGATGAGGAATCCACGGAGAACCTGAAAACCTCGCTGCGCGATACCGTGCGTGAGCTGTATAACGAGTTCCGGGAGGAGGAGCGCG